TCGAGTGACCAGGAGCCAGGGTCAAGTGTTACGTTTGTTATTGTAGATTCTTCTCCCCATCCACCAGATGACCATGAGTCTGTACCCCAACCATAAGCAGGTGTTTGAAATGTTGGACCGATAGTTATATATTTATTAAATGTTGCAGAACCTTGAGCTGACATCCCTGTGCCAGTTTCATTTGATGCCATTGTAATTGTAAATGTAGAAGATGTTGGAACTGATATTACTTCAAACACATTTGTTTCAAAATCAGATGTTCCATATCCTGTTTCTCCACCACCAGGTAAAGATACAGATTTAAATTTAAAATAGTCTCCAACTAATAAACCATGAGAAGTTTTATTAACAGTAACAGTTGCAGATCCTGTTGTTGAATCAAATGTACAACCAGTTACGTCAGCTTCAATAGGTGTGATGTCATAGAATCCACCTTCATAATAAATTACTAAAACTCTAGAGGTACCTAAAGCACCATATTTTTTACCAGTTAAGTCTGTCCATGTATGTTGATCCCTAACGGGTCCTGCTATTTGTCCGTCAACTAATTGTTGCCAACCTCCTATTTTCTCAGGTTGACCATATCTAAAACGTACATTATCTCCATCAACCCATTGACCTTCTGCACCGGTCTCTGTAGCTTGTTTATTAAATCCTGGCTTAAATTGTATTTTTTGTAACATATCTAGACAATTTTAGTAATTTATACTATATATACCAGAAAATAGAAAATAAGGAAGATATATTATGTATACTAAAGATGAACAAATTAAACAACTTGAAGAACAGGTTGAAATGGAGAGAGCTGTCAAAAACTCTGAAGTTGAGTTAAATAAACAATTTAAGGAAAGAATTGAAAAGCTGGAACTTCATCAGGAAACCTTAATAAAAATTAATGAACAGTACGCAAATACTATTGGTATTTTAAGAGCTAGATTAAAAGATTTAATTACAAAAGTTTAATCACAATAAATAATATTTATTACAATTCTAGTATCTTGATCTGTACAATCAACAGCGCAATGTTCTTTATGACTATTAAAAATTAATAACCTATTTTCGACACAATCTACTTTTTTACCATCTTTAAATAAGGTGTATCCATTATTAGTGTTAATATAAAAAATTGCACTTTTATAATTTTTAGATTGTTTTTCATAGTCTTTATGCATTTTACTTTTGTATTGAATATTTTTTTTTAAATTTAAATTAGCTTTTATTCTAACAAAAGCTAAAGCTTTTAATTTCAATAAAACAGGATATAATTGATTCCAATATTTAGACTGTATTGTATAGTCTCTATAAAAAGTATGGGTAAACTGTTTATCTTTATCATCTTCAAACACCCTATATGAATTTAAAAACCACGGAAAATTTGGAGACATAATTTCTTTTTTAAAATTTAAAAAATATTCTTTATCTAAAACATTATCTATTATTTTCATTCACTATTCCAATTGTTGTTGCAATTACAAATCTTTCATTTTTAGAAATACCAGGTTCAGGTCTGTGAGATATATTCGCTGGCCAAACATACCATTGATATTTTTTAACTTTGGGTTTAACAATATCACCATCAATATTATATTCTGTTGTTAATTCTGTATTATGTAAATATAAAGTTGCTCCAATTTCAAAATCATTTTTTATATTTTGTTCATGATGAATATGCCAGTTATTTTTATTTATCACTTGATATTTTTTTGTCATAAAACACCACGCATTGAGATAACTATAATTAAAAGTATTTGTATTTAAATATTTCTTTAACGCATCAAAATATGTTTCTTTTAATTTTATAAATGTATAGTGATTATGTAATATAGATCTATTTTCTTGAAATAGATTTGCATGAGTTTGGTTTTTAGGATGAATACATGCAGGATAAGATAGACAACATTTGTGTTTTTCAAATATTTTTTTAACTTGTTTTATACAATCTTTATTCCATTTTTCAGAAAGTATATTTTTATAATTATATTCTTTTATCATTTAAAATAATTGTAGTTAAATTCTTTATCTATTTCTATTAATACTCTAGGATCAAACAACCATCCTTTAACATTATTAATGTTTTCTTTTTTACCATGTATTTTAAAATCCTCAATACATCTTTTTAAATTAAAACCTTTTTTTAATATTTTATTTGTTTTTTGTTTGGCGTGTTTCCAAAATTTAGTATTAAAAATACTTCCTCCATGATAAAAAAAACATATTATTTCTTCTACTTCTTTTGCTTTTTTAATAGTATCCTTATTTAATTGCATTTCACTTGTATGATTATTTAAATAGTCAAAAAAATTTCTATTGATACTATCATACAAATATAATGAGTTAGCACTCATGGGTTCAAAAAATAAAGCCTGATTACCATTTTTTAAAATTCTATTGTTTAAAACTTTGTTACAAAAATAAGATTTAAATTTATATTCTACAGGTTTTTTTATTTTATGTTTAATGACAGATTCAAAATCTTTTAAGGCTTCTTTTTTATTAGTTATAGTATCATTATATAGATAACCATAACTTTGTCTGCTTGTTAAAGGAACTTGAAACATCCAGCCATTCTTAGTTGCAACATGTCCAGTATAATTCCAATTTCCAGATTCATTTACATTGTGTACTAAACAATGATTAAGAGGTAAATCACATAAAGTATATTCATCATATTTTTTAGGAAATCCCCTGCAGTCGATTATAAAATCAAATTCATATTGTTTATTATCTATGTTTAATTTAACTGAACTTACATCATTATTTATATTTGATACACTACCTTTTATTTCTTTAAATTTATTTTTATATTTATTTTTTAATTGTTTAAAAATAAAACTTTGTAATTTGTTAGTATTAAAATGAATAGCAATATTTCCACCTATTAAAGGACTATAAAAATATTTATCTCTCCATTGTTTAAAAACAGTAGCAAACTTAAATGTTCCATCTAAATGTTTTAAATCAGTTAATAAATTAAAGTTTATAGAGTTTTGTAGAGCTTTTATAAAAATAGGATTAGTGCTTTCTCCTATGCCTAAAATTGATTTATTAGGATCATGAATATTATAAATATTCCAATCATCATTTAAAAAAGTTAAAAAATGTAAAGTGCTTAATATTCCAGCACTTCCACTTCCTATGATTCCTAATTTATATTTTGATCCAATGACTTTTTTTGTGGTCATAAATATCTTCAATCCAACCTTTTTCTGGATGTATGTCAAAAGCAATGGTGATTCTGTTTATATTAGTTTTAATTGTATCTGTATAGTGAGGTAGCCACATTGGAAATAATGTAATTCTTCCTTCTACATTTTTATGAGGCATTACATTTTTTGTAATAGGATCTACATAATAAGTATTAGTATCATCAACATGAATAGAAATATGTCCAGATATATAACCATATCTGTTATTTAAACTAGAATGAGAATGATATTTTAATCTTTCCTTTTTCCTTAAAACATTAGCCCAACATTGAACATAAATGTTTTTATCTGGTTTAATATTAAGATTTCTTAAAAAATCATCATGTGCTTTTCTAATGTATTGTTTTAGTTTTTTAGATTCTTTCCAATCTAATACATTATATTCTGAGGATCTTCCTGTTAAAGAATGTTTACCAACTCCTGTTCCACTATCACTAGTAAAAGGATGTTTTTTAATTATACTTTTTTCTTTTTTTAAAATTAATTTTTTTAATTGATTAATATATTTTTTATCCTCTATATCATTTTCATATAGAAAATAATCAAAAACAAAACAAAAAGGATTTGTTGGATTTAAAGTTTTAGAAATTTGTATTATTTTACCCATCTAAATTAATTCTAGAATCTCCTGTCCCAAAAGAACCGCTAGGCCAAATATTAAATGCAATACTATATCTATCTTTTTTACTTTTATTTATATCTACTGAATGTTTTAAATAACTAGGAAATATTAATAGTAAGTTTTTTTTAATGGGAAAAGTCCATTTTTGACTATTATGTTCTTCATATTTATTTACAGTGCCATCTATATTCCAAAAAGAAATTAAAGGGCTTTCAAAAGTTATAGAAAAATTTTTATGCTCATCTGGGTAATAAACTCCACTTAACCAAGAATTAGTGTGATGATGATAAAAAGAAAAACAATCATTGGGAATTTTTGTTGACCAACTATTTGTATATTTAAAATCTAAATTTGAATTTAAAATTTGTTTTATATAATCTTGAACATTAGTATTTATTAATTTTTTTAAATCAGAAAAATTATCTAATATAGATAAATCTTTACTAATAAAATTAGTGGCTTGTTTTATATTTAAATGTTTATTTGATTGTATATAATTAACTTTTTTTAAATTTCTTAAAATTTTTTTATTATCTATATTTAAAATATTTCCTACCACTACTGATGGAAATAAGGGACTTATGTATTCAAAGTTCATTTTTATCCTTTCCTTTTTTAAAAGAAAATTTATAGGGTAATCCTAAATATATTCTTTCATCATATTCTTGTTTTTTATCTCTTACGTAATGTAAGAAGATTTGAACACAATTTTTTCCTCTTAAAGGTTCTCGCCAATGTTCAATTTCTTCACCTTTATATAATAAACAATCTCCAATATCAAGATTGACTGATACTTTTTTATTTCCATCTTTTAAATAAAACGGCCATTTGGACCCTCCAATAAAAACAGTTGTGGATATGTCACATTGTGGTCTATCTACGTGTGGGTTTAAAACATCTCCTTGTTTATAGTTTCTCAAATAAGAATAAGAATTATATAATTTATGACCAGTTATTTTTTCTATTTTTGATTTAAATATACCTAATAATGAATCAGCAAGTAAATCACCATAACATGCATATGTTTCTGGTACTTGAGCTGTACTACTTTCATAATAACCCCAATCTTTATTATATGGACTTAAATAAGTTTCATTAGATAAAATATCATAACATTTGTTTTTTAATAAAATATAATTTTCACAAAGTTTCATGACGTCTTTAGAAAAAGCTTTTTTAATTAATTTATATTTTTTATCTTTAAACATTATTTAAATGGCTTTCCTAAAAACCATATCACTAAACTATACCTGATTCCTTGTGTTACAGGTTTTACTTTATGCCATATATAACTTGGAAATACAGCCATAGAACCTTGTTCTTTTATTTCTTTACAAGTTATGATTTTTGGTTTTTTATTAAATGTTCTTTTCTGTTCTTCAAATAAAAGTTCTCCACCTTTATAATTTTTTGAATCTGAAAGTACAATACTGCAAGATAATTTTCTCATTTTACCATTAAAATTTTTATTTTTATGATCTGTGTATGGTCTATCCCAAGCATCTTGATGCCAATCATAAAATTGATCTTTTTTATAAACAGTAAATTGCATGTCTTCAGAATAATCTATGTCAAAATTCCAACCTGAATCCATATTTGCTTTTAATATAAAAGGAACTATTTCATTTCGAATCCATTTATCATTTAAAAAAATGACATTTGAATCTCTAATTTTTTTTAAATCTTTTAATTGTTTTTTTGTAAGTTTATCAGAATTTTTTAAAAACCCAGTAAGAGCCGTCTTTTCTTGTTTTTGAAGCGCATGATTAATTACTGCTTCACAAAATTCTTTTTTAAAGATTTTTTTAAACCACCAATATAAATATGGACTGTTCATTATATTTATAACTCTCTAATCTTTCTAATATCATAAAATATGAAATAATCAATACTATGGAGTAGGATCAGACCAAGAATTCGTATCCGGATTCCAAGTACTTAATTCTTGAACTCCTTTAAAACCTTTCCATTGTTGGTTTGTTTCATCCCAACTTATTACATAACCTTCTGTAATAGAAGGATAAGGAATAGGAGCTTCCCAATCATTATTGCTAGTAAATATCCAACTATCATAAGGTTGTGGAGTAATAAAAATATCTAAATTTGAATCATATCTGTAACCTATACCAGCAGGTTTTTTTCTAAAATTACTTTTAGAATCTTTTGATGTTTGAACCCATTTGTGTCCTTCAGGTATTTTGAATACTTTTTTCATCCAATTTTCAGCTGCAACAGATTTATCACCACCATGAGCTTCGATAGGTTGAGCATCTACAGTTATAATTTTTACAACTGTGTTTGATTGATTTATTTGTGCAAAATATTTTTTCATAATTATGCTATTTTTAAAGTCCCTGAAACTGTAAATGTACAAACAACGTCACCGCCAGGTAAAGTTGTTTTTGTATTGGTTCCTGGAGTTACTGTAACTCTTGCTCCATCAGTACCTGGACATCTTAAAATTATAACTCCATCTCCACCAGACGCTGTATTTCCTGGAATAGGTGAACCACCTGGAGTGTCTCTAGTTCCATCTCCTGCTCCAGCTCCGCCACCAAGACCATCTGTACCCGGATAACCTATTACACCACCTGGAAAATTAATTCTACCATTTCCGCCGCCACCAGGTCCTCCAGAGCCTGCGCTTCCTCCTTGATAAGAAGAGGCTCCTCCACCACCTGCATAAGTTACAGGTGAACCTGAAATTGAATTAGCTGTACCTGGACCGCCGTTACCACCGCCACTAGAAGTACCATTTGCTCCAGAGCCGCCAGCTCCGCCGCCACCGCCGCCACCAAAATTTGGTGGAGAATCACTGTTATTTCCTCCTGGATTTCCTTCAGGTGGAGAATATCCTCCTGCGTTTCCAGAACCTCCAACACCATCAAATCCTCCTGAAGATCCTAAACCTGATCCAGAACCTCCTGGTTGTCCAGGGTTTCCTGGTGTTTCAGGAAAATCCCCTCCGTAAATAGCGCCACAACCTCCACCGCCTCCGGTTGCATTAATTGTAAAATTATCTCCTACTAAACTAGAATCATTTCCTGGGTTTGATGCTTGTGGACTATAAGTAGGATTATATCCTGTGCCTCCTGTACCTATTGTAATTGGGTTTTCACCTCCTACAAGTGTTATAGCTGTTCCACCTGGAAAAGAAGTCCTGTATCCGCCAGCCCCTCCGCCTCCAGCGCCTCCTCCAGAACCTATAGCTGCTCCGCCTCCAGCGACTACTAAATATTGAAAATCAATAGGTGGACCAAATCCACCTCCAAAACCAAATCCTTTTCCAGAGCCTGCTGCTCTTGTTCCTAATAAAGGCATCTTTCTATATTCCTCCTATTATGCAAACTGTGTTTGCGATGCTAATACGGTAAAAGTAGATGAAGCTGTTTTAATAGCTGTAAAAGAATAAACATCATTTGATGTTGTATTACCCCCAGTTGGTGCAGATCCACCTTGCCATACTGGAGTTACTGTAGTTCCATCCACTTGTACTGTTGTATTGTAATATGCTGTTCCACCTTGTTTTGAAACGTATGCAACGGTAACTGATTCACCTATATCCATAGAAGCATCTAAAGAATTTGAACCATCACCTCTTAAATTAACTGTAAAGTTCGCAGAAGCATCTGCAGTATCTAATCTTACTGCTTGAGTATTTGTGTCAATGTTAATGTTTGATGTAAATGTTCCATTAACTTGAACTTTTTCTGCAACACCTTGAATTTTACCATTACCATTTAATGTAACTCTTCCAATTCCTTTTGGAGTTAAGTTCATATCAATGTTTGTATCATCACCAGTTGCAGATAAAGCTGGAGCATTTCCAGTTGCTGCATTGGCCATTGTAAATTCGTTTACTGCTGATGCTGTTTTAGAAAAAGTTAATTGCTGTAAACCAGAATCATCTTGAATTCCAGTAGCATCATCCATCTGAATATTTTTACCATTAGCATCTAAATCTGCTGCTAATTGTGGTGCATAGTCATTTGAAACTTTTCCAACATTTGAATCTACAACGTCAGTTCCATTGATGTATAAAACTTTTGTACCTTTATCTGTTGCAGAAAAAGTTACACCAGATTGACCAGATACTAAAACAGTTACAGTAAATGCACCTGTTGTATTATTTTTAATTAAATAAACTTTATTTGTTACTGAAGCTGGAACTGTTACAGTTCTGTTTCCTGTAATTGTTCCTGTTAATTCGATTACAGCGTTTTTACCGTTTGAAGTAGCTGCATTTGAAAAAGTTAAATCTGTATTTCCAGCACCGCCTGCAATTGATACTGCTTCATAACCAGCGATAGCTTGTTGTAAAATAACTAAGTTTGTATTTGTGATGTCGCCCCATAGTCCGGCTTTTTCACCTGTGACCATTAATTCTAGTTTAAGGTCTGTTGAATAACTTGATGCCATAATTTTTTATCCTCGTTGTTTTATTTTTACTAAAATTAAGCGGCCGTGTCAATAATATTCCAATTAACATTTGTGCCGGTATCGACAATCTGCCAAGACTGTACATTAATGCTTCCAGCAGTGGCTGTCAAGCCTATTCCTGTTGGAAATATTTCAGCAGAAGCACCTGCTACTGCATTTCTTAACCCAACTTCTAACGCTTGTCCAGTAATATTTGCAATAGTTACAGCCTCTAATTCTGCTTGTCCTTGAGCTATTTCTAAGCCAATTCCAGTTATTGTAACATTAGCATCTGCTTCAACAACTGATCCTAAAGCAACACCTGCTGTTAAACCAATACCTAAAACTGTAGCATCTGGACTAGGATCGACTGTTCCTTCAGCTGCTGTTAATTCATTACCTGTTACAGCCGCAAAAGTTTTAATATCTACATCGGTAACTGAGTTTCCACCCCATTCTGTGGTAGTTGCTCCCCATTCATCTTGACCCCAAGTTTCTTGAATACCTGAAGTTACACCTAAACTTTCTCCTGTTACATCAACAAAAGACCAAATACCTTCTGCACCCCAAGCTTCAGTTCCCCATCTATCTCTACCCCAACCTTGCTCATTATAAACAGTTAGAGAGCCTAAGCCTGTATTTAATTGTTGACCTGTTAAAATAGCATCTGGAGCAGGATCAATTGTTCCTTCTGCTATTGTTAAATTTGGTAATGGATTTTCTGATAAGAAAACTTCTGTTTGTGAAAATACAAATTCATCACCTTGTGAAATATTTAATTGTTGACCAGATACATTTATTTCTTGACTAACAGAAACATCAACACTTGTTTGACCACCCCATCTAGTATTATATGCTGACCATGCTAATTCACCCCAAGCATCATCTGCATTTGCGATAGATGTAGATAAAGCAGTTCCAGAAATAGGAACAGCATTACCAGTTTCTCCCCAATTTTCTTCACCAAAAGCTAATCTTCCCCATCCTTCATTAACTTCTACAGTTACATTTTCTTCTGATAAATTTAATGGGATAGAATTTGATGCACCACCAAAACTTGCGGATCCAAACTGATTTGAACCCCAGGCAATAGGATTCCCTGCTACACCTGTAACTTCTACAGTTGCATTATTTTGTTCTCCAAAATTACCTTCTCCAAAAGCTAGTTCGCCCCAAGCATTGGCCATAATAGGTTACCTCCCTATTACGCGTTACCAATTCTAAGAATCGCTGCTGATGTTGTGAAAGCTGGGAACTGAATTGTAAATGTTCCTGAAGTTGCTGTTTTGTCGGCACCAAAATCTAACACTGCAACCGCCTTATCTGACGATGAAGTATTATAAATTAATGCACCTCTAGCTGTAATTGTTACACCAGTAAAAGATAAATCCGCAAAATCCACAATCGCAACACCTGATGCAACTGAAGTACTTGGATTTGGTTTTACTAATGCTCCA